ATTGTATACTTCTTGTTGTGCAATATAATCTACGGCAACTAGATTGTCAACTTCACCTTCATGATGTATTTTATTACATCCCCATGTGGTTATATCTCTGTATTTTTTATTGATATCAAAACCTAGTCTTGATTCACCATTTGCATAGATTATCGCTTTAGTCATAATTATTCGTTATCGCCTCATATGTTAAAGTATCTTTACCATTAATTGTTTGATAGTCGTGCAATTTAATTTTTGATTCAACCATAGTACATACAAATCTTCTGGGATACTTAGATGGTTTCCTATCTGTAATATAATGCCAACTTAAAGGTGTGTTAGGAAAAAGTATGATTTTATTTTCATTATAATAAAATTGTTTCTCATCATTTGTTATAGGATTTTTTAATCTTAAATGTCCACCATCATCTTCTTCATTCTCATTTTTAAAATACCATAACCCTGTAACCATTTTGTTGCCATTATCTATATGTAACTTTCTCATTGGGAATCCTGTATCTGTTGGTGGATTCTCAGAGAAGGTATGTGAGTAAGAACAATTTACTTCCTTGATATCTAGTCTAGGATAGAACTTTTTAAACACAGATTCACTTTTAAGTAATACCTCTAAAGCAGATTCATTGAGTGTCGTTTTAATTTTATCATCTTCAACAATTGTGTTTGACCTATTCTTAATCTTGTTCCACTTTTTATCTTCATCATTGGTATTCCAATTGTCTTTTACATATTCATAAAAGTCATCTGGTAAAGACCCTGTATAATGGGGCCAAGGTTCTTCATGATACTTTAGCAATTTCCAAATCCTCTACTGTCTTAGACTGATTGTACTTTCTATTCTTTATATTTGTCCATACAAGACTCTCTGGTACATTCCATAGTTGGTCGCAATCTTTACAGTATGGTATGTCATCAAATCTTTCTTCTTCGTGTGCCTTGACTAACTCTTGATACTTCTCACCCTCTAATACTTCCTGTATGGTTTGTGTATCTAAATGTCCAAGCGTTGCTTGTTTGTCATTACCTAACACCATACAACAGGCAACTACACCACCTTGTTGTTTTTCTAAACCACCTGCCCTGACTTGTAACATTGGCGCCATTGGTCTACCACAGGTTCTTCTCTCTTCTTTTCTTCTTGAATACACTTGTGTATATTCACCAGACCAATTGTGCATCATCCATATTTCTGATTTTGTTCCAGTAATGTCTACCCAATTCTTTTGGTACTGTTCAACTTCATAATCTTTTTGTTTCATATCTATGATTAGATGGTTGGCATATATCTCTGTATTTGTTCCTTCACAAGCTTCTACAAGTTTACGAACATTTTCTCTAACTGTTAGATATCTATCTGATGTGTCTTTCTTTGATTTTGATGGCATCCATTTATGATAGGTTTCACTATTGTATCCTATACAAGATACACGAAACACATCAAGTCCACTATTTGCAATTTCTTTAATGAGTTTATCGTTGAGTGTGTATCCATTACTAAAACTTACACATTTTAAATTTTTATCTTTGATGTATTTTATACACTTAATAAAGTCTTTGTTTAGTGTAGGTTCACCACCACCATGTATACTTACAGATTCAACACCATGTTCTATGGCATTGTCTACTATCTTTACAAAGTTATCCCACTTCAATACTTTCTTAAATTCTTTCTCTCTACCAGCTTCAAATCCTTGTGGACACATTTGACAAGCATAGTTACAACCACCTGCTAACTCCATATCCAACTGTCTTATTTTTTTCATACCAACAACCCCCTTAGTATTAGTTTAAAACTATTACTATCAAATTTAAGAAAAGATTTATAATCATTCATAAGTTTATAAACATCTTTCCAAACATAATCGTCAATAAGTTCAGCATTCCATGCTTTGTGAAAATTTAATATACTGTCAAGTATTACCAAACTTTCTAGTGACACTCTTTTACCAAGATAGTCTTTTAATAATTTAGGATGTCTGTTTTTAGATACAGCAACCAAATCCTTATTTAGTATAGGTTCAAGTTCAGATTTAAATGTATAAGTTAAACTTTGTATTTTCTTTTTCCACCCTATAAAGTTTTCTTCATCAAACTTGCCAACCCATCCTTTAGGATGTACTAAAAAATTAGCAAGTAAATAATTTTGAACATCTTCTTTATTTTTATACTTATGCGTTAGTTTTACAAAAAAAATTCTGTCATTTCTTTTGTAAAATGAATCCCTTGATACCTTAGATTTACCATTGTACTTCACAAAGTCATAATCACTTTTATCAAAGTGAGCCTTCATAGCACAGTACATCAAATACGCATCTATTGGTTGCATTACATAGGTAATTTTGCAGACTTAGGTAAATAGTTTAAGTCTATGGCATTTACCTCTATTTTCTCTTTTAAATTTTTAGTTAGAAGTTTTGCAGTTGTTACAGGTTCAATACCCATCTGTTCACAATAGATAGATATTGCTTCCAAGTGAGTAACTCTTTTGTGAAAAGCAATCTTTTCTATTTCCAAAGAAAATGTCTTTGGTGTGTGTACTGTAGCATCTGCCATCATACACATCCTGTTGGTTTTGGAAGACCACCGTACTTTGCAATTATTTTCATAGGGCCTGATTTAAAGACTTCGTATAATTTACTTGCCTTCCTATCCATACCAAACTCTTTTGCAAAGACACGAACAGCAGGAACTGTACCTGTTTCATTGTACATTTCTTTTGCTTTGTCTATGTATGTTTTGATTTCTTCTGTTATGGCATAATTATCTTCTTCTGTCATTTGATTCATCACTTCTTCTGACCAATCACTTGTGTTGATAAGAAATCCGTCACCGTCTCTATCTAATTCCATAATATACTCCTTAATTTTCACCATTATAATACACTCAAACATGTATTGTCAAGTCTTTTTTTAATTATTAAAAAGCTGCACTAGAACCACAACCACAAGTAGATTTCGCATTTGGGTTTTTAATAGTAAATGCACTACCATTTAGTGGGTCACTAGTATAGTCAATTGTTGCACCTTGAAAATAGATGCCACTCATAGGGTCTACCAAAAGTTTGACTCCGTTAGTTTCAAATATCCAATCGTCTTCTTTTACCTTATCTAAGGTAAATCCATATTGAAAGCCAGAACATCCACCACCCTGTATAAAGGTACGAAGATTAAGACCTTCCTCTTCGCCTTCCAAGATTATCTTTGCTTGGTCAGCTGCACTCTCTGTAAATGTCATTTCCATTAGTTGTACCACTCCTCTAAAGTTTCTTCTAATAATGGTATGTATTCGTGTTTTTTCTTAACAAACTCTTGTACTGTACCATTTTCCGTCACAACTAAAATTACTATTTGATTGATAGGTGTTCCTGTCATCTCCTCAAACATTTCAGCATATGCTGCTGTCTGAATATAGTAATTTTCATTATAAGAATCTTTTCTTTCGTTTGTAGATGTTTTAAAATCTACGATTGAGAGTTGATGTTGATAATTTGCTATCAAATCTACCCTACCTGCTACCTTGTATTTATCAGAATACAAACATGCCTCTTGTGCAACTACTGTATCTATGTATTCAAACTTTTTATTCTTCAATTCAGTAAATAAAGTAAATGGGAAAAAATCTTTCTTATGGTGTTCCATATCCTCACCATTCAGATAATCTTCGCACATCTTATGTACTTTCGTACCTCTAGTTGCAGCTTTATTACATATGTAATTAGCCGTCTTTTCACCCACCCTTTTACGCCACTTCATCAACCCCTCTTTACCTCTAGGTGATAATACTGTAGTAATTGAAGGATAATGATTCCCTTCTGGTGTTACATAATGTCTCTTACCATCAACTGTTTTAGTATTTAAAACAGGAAAATCTATTTGTTCATTCATTATATTGTATGCCACTCCTTTCCTTCAAATAATAAAGACTCTGCAAGTCTCCTTCTAATTAAACCATCTAGTGTTTTACCTGCTGCTTTATTCCATCTTTTCATTTCAGAAGGTACTGATACATAATCTGTTTCATTTAGTTTTTTCAACATAGTTGAACTTCTTAAATTACCAACACCTAAATTAAATGTCCATGCAACTAAAGCATCAAACTGACTTTGATTTAGTTCAACTATTACATTGTCACTAACATATTTTTCAAACTTTGCAATGTCTTCTTTTAGTAGTTCATCAGCAATGTCTTGTGTAATCACATCAGTTTCTAATACTCCACCTGTATGACCGTAACCTATTGTCAACACATCAGCAGAACATCTATACGATTCTAATCTACAACCTTCAAATTTTTTAATTAGGGATAATCCCTCTTGACTACATTTCATAAATCAACTCCTATTCCTAGTTTAGTTTTTTCTATGAGATAACTTCTCACGAAACCAGACCTTACGATATCTGGAATTTCAAATTCTACACAATTAAATTCGTTCATGTTTTCTAGAACTCTTAAAAAATCATGTAACCCATTTCTCTCATTCGTCTTTGTCAAATCTGTTTGACTAAAATCACCACAGAAGAATATTTTAGAATCTTGTCCTACTCTTGTAATGATAGTATCCAATTCATGGAAACTTAGATTTTGACATTCATCAACTATAATAATTGAATTATCAAATGTCAACCCTCGTAAAAATGATGTAGATACAAAGTGTAAAGTTCCTTGTCTTTTAAGTGCATCATACAATCCCCTAAATGATTCTTCATTAGGTTGTTTGAACATGAACTGTACCATGTTTGAATATGGCACTTGATACAATGCAGCTTTGTCTTCTTCATCGCCCGGCAAGAATCCAATCTCTCTTGTCGGTATGAGTGAACGAACAATTACAACCCTGTCAAAGGGTGTATCATTTTTTAACACATCTTGTAGTGCAAGGTATAGTGATACAAATGTTTTTCCTGTACCAGCACACCCAAAATAAAATCCATTCTTTTCTGCTTTATGACCTTCAAATACTAATTTTTGATTATCTGTAATTGGTTCAATCTTTACCAATTCATTTAATGAAATCTCTTTCTTTTTTGACATTTATACACATCCTGTTGGTTTTGGTAATCCAGCATACTTACATGCTTGTTTGGCAGGTCCGTAAGGGAATAACTCATATAGATATTTACTATTTCCTTTTTCCTTACCTAATCTTTTACCGATTTGTTTTGTTAAAACTCTGACTGCTGGTGCAATTTGATATTCTTCATAATACTCACGAAGAAAATTAATTACTTCCCAATGATTTTCATCTAATGGGGCGCCATCCAATTCTGCCATCAATTCAGCAACATCAACATCCCATGTATTTAAATCTTCTAGATATCCTTCTTCATCTACTTCGTAACTCTTACCATTAACTTCTATTGCCATAATTTTTCTCCAATAGTACAGCTTTATGCTTAACATAACCTTTCTTGTCTTCTTTTTTTCTGTCCTTTTCAACTGTTGATTTACAGAATTTACGAAGATGTTTTGCTACAAAATTTCTCATATTCTTAATATTTATAATAATAGTAAGGCGTTGAACCATTAGTATCAAAGATATTGGGGTGATTCATAAGAGCTCTGCGATATGGTGTCCATTTAATCCCTCTACCCCAACCTAGTCTTTCTATTATATCTCTTTTGGATTGTTTACCAGAAGTTTTAATCCAACCAACTATATCCTTAAATCTATCAGTATCCTTGACTGCACGAGTTTCCATTACAAGTCTATCAATGTACATGGACATTTCCATCATTTTGTTTTTGTACACAAGCTTGTTTCTCATCCAGTCAAGTGCCTTAGATGCTTCTTCATTTCTGTACTCTAGGTCATCTAAGTATGTGTTTAATAATTGAAGTGCTGTATGGTCATCTTCAAAGAAATCACCCATCTCATTTAGTTCATGGTAGTAAGTATCATCATACATGATATAAGGAACTCCATTCATCATGCCATCTGTTGTTGATACACTCCAACCACCATATGATTGTTTAGGTGAAAACCCAACATAACACTTTTGTAGTTCTTTGTAATACCATTCTTTATTACCTTTTGTAACTGTCATATACTCACGAGTTGGACTAGATAATAACGGCACCCATACTTTAAAGTCTTGTCGCATTTCATATAACTTATCACATACAGCAACAAACTCTTTGAAGTGTTTGTAAGTATCTGGTCTATGATTAAATACAATAATCTTATCTGGTATTTCATGAGGAAATTTCGGCACACTTATCTCATTTATTTCATCTATGATATCTTTTTCATCAACACCTAAATGTTGTGGTACAAGTATATCATTTAATTTTGCAATAGTGTCATCATTAAATGTTTCTTTTGCTTGATTCATTACTAAATCTTTTTGATGTTGTGTGTTAAGATAACATCTTTCGTATTCTAACACCCCTGTAATTTGTTGTAAGAAACTATCCTTTGACCAAGCTACTACATCCTTAACATCCCACCAATGACAATAACCAAAAAACTTTGGTTGATGGTGTGTGACATTATACATTACATTTTTAAGTGCATGTGTGTGTTCTGGCAAGTGTGTCATTACTAAATCAAAATCTAACTCTTTACTTAATAGTTCTTTCATTTTAGGAACATCAAAATGAGAACGCATTGTTGGTGGATATGTTGGAACAGGAACAATGTATTGTGTTACATTTGCAAATTGTAAAGAAGGTACAGAACATGGTAGTATAAGATAGAAGTATAAGTCATCACGAATTTCATTCAGTAAAGAAATCTGTTTCTTAATAACTTGTATGTAACTATCTTTTTCTAAGTCTGCTTGGAATGTTATGTTTGGATATACCAAAACTCTAACAGTCTTTTGCAACTTATCTTCTTTGTCAACTTCAAATAGGTTCATCTTATTATGTCAATTTTGTTCATAGTGTCTGGTGTCCAGATTTCTAGTTCTGTACGAACTTTATTCTCTGCAATCATTTTTTCATATCGTTTACTAGCTTTCTTTTTCCACCACTCAGTAATATTTTCTAATTCAAACCTATCAAAGTTTTCTGCTTTTGTTAGAACATCTGTCTTTCCTAACAACACATCTTTGACATTTGAATATCCATACTCGCCCATGTAAAATCTTTTTTGTGTAGTGACATCACTTGCCCTTTTCATTTGTTCAGTAAACATATTATATGCTTTAGTATCATGTTGTTTTAAACTTGCTTTAGTGATACCTACCATTTTACTTTGGATTTTTAATTTTCTACTTGCTGTAACTTTTCCCTCTGCTGTTCTGGCAGGAACTAAATCTTCACCACCATTTTTTTCTGTAAACCAATCTCTCAGTTCAAAGTATATGTCTTCACCAAGTGTTAATAAAAACTTAGATAGTGTATCACCTTTATATCTTAGAAATGGTTTCATACCATCATACATAGACATACCTTTGATGTTACCATACAAACTAGTCGTTTCAAATAAACAGAACTCTGTATTGTATTTTTCATTTAACATTCTACGAACTGTATGTGAAGTACAAATAGATGCCATCAACTTACCACCAAGATAATTATATCCAAATGGTTGAACAGGAACAATATTAAAACCCATAATAGCACGTTTATTAAATATACCTAAATCTGGTGTACCACCCAAGTAATCATTACGAGGTTTAGAATTAATTATTGGTGAACCTAATTTAATAAATCCAACAACTTTGTTTGTGTTTGTTTCTTTGACAATTATTTTCATCATTTTGCCAGGAGCATTGTCTGGTGAAAATGATGCAACCATTTCAAGCATAGTATCAAATGTTTCATTTGATGGTAGTATAATTTCAAAGTTCATATCTTGTGGATGCATATCATATGCTTGGAACATATCATCATCTAAACCCATGCCTGGCAATGCTTGAGGTATTTTTTTTATTCGTTCAATCTTTCTAGCACGAAAGTAATCGTCAATACGATTGAAGTCTTTGAAGTATTTTATCAACTTCGTAGCGGAGTATATAGCGTCTTGTTTGTTCAGTATCATAATATTATAATATAATAAGTAGGGGTCAACTAATCCGTCAGTTAACCCCCTGTGTGTAATTTATTGTTAAATTAACTACGACACAATAGTATTTATCAAACTAAAGTGTCCTTGAGGTTATATTTTCCAACAACCTTATTTCGTTTTACTTCTTTTGCAGTTTTTCTAGAGAACCTATCTGCCAATGGCGTATTAGGATTTCTATCTGCAATCTTCTGAAGTGTCTCTTTCATACCACCATCCCTCTTCTTAATGATATGGTCACCCACAAAATGTGGAGCAGTTAATACTGCTTTTATATTTGGATTGTTTTCCAAATACTCTGGTTTTTCTGCAATCTTCATTACCTTATCAAAGACTTCATCTGTATCTTTATTCTTAAATGTGTATGTTGGCATATTTCTCCTTGTACCACTCTGGTTTTGTTCTGTTTTTCCAACTAGCAAAACCATTCTTTTCTTGTATATAGTAATTCTTATATGCTTCTATAGGATTACCAACTACCTTACAATAGTCTGGCATTGCTTGAGGTAATTCTGTCAAACCAATGTCTTTAATATTGTTTGGTGTCTTTAATAATTCTGATGATGGTTTAGATGCACCATGTATCTTCCCATATCTATAAGTATATTCTACAAGACAAGCCACATAAATCTCATACATCAAACGGTAATTTGATTTACTTTCACGCACCCAAACATTACAAGGATGATTCACATGACTTGCTTTGTACAATATACTTTCCCTTTCATCAGGCATTTTCCATCTTTTGATTCTATGATTATTTTTAGTTCTGCCTTCATACAATTCACCATCCAACACTCTGTGTGCTGTAGATAGTAATTGTGCATATTCAGTTGCCATCTTGACTACATGTTTATCAACATGCAT